TACCGAAGCAGATGCTAGTTTGCCAGTGGTTATGCCAAGATCCTTGACTATAATCGCTCCGCTTGAAAGCTGGGTAGAGGTTCCATCTACGGCTCCAGAATCAAATACGGCATTATTTACCGAGTTGTTTAAGGTTGTTGCAGTTACCTGATTTCCGTTTGCAAACGTATTCCCTGTAGTAAGTATTGCCATTTTACTCTGCCTTGTCTGTTGATCTAAATGAAACTGCCCCGGCTACTTTTAAAGCTCGCAACCGAGGTCTTCCTTTTGTCGTAGTTAGTCTAAATTGTAATCCATAAGCTCGCTTATTTCCAAATCTGCCCCGAAGTGAAACATCTTCATCAATAGATACATCTGAACCGTTTAGAGAATTAAGACTTCCAAGATCTATTGTACCATCAATGTTCTCAGTTATTGCCTCCAATGTAGCATCGGATGTATTTTCTTGAGAGGACTGGACATGAATGTCAAAATTGTTCCATTTCTTTCTGTCCAAGGAGTTTAGCGTAAACATCCTCGTTGTTGCCGTAGCTACAATTTGCTTGTCCTCTGTTGTTTGACCGATGTTTGGAACATAGTTGTCCCGGTCATCAACCCTAGATTCATATCCATGAACGCCACCTTTTCGGTTTACAACGTAAACGCCTCTCTTGTCCCCCGATCCAGCTACTGTTAGATTGCTGTATTCCCAGTCTGGGTCATCAACTGAATCAACTGACTCCCACTGCTTGTTTACAAAATTGTAAATTAACAAAGCGTTATTTGTAGTGCTACTGTCCAAGGGAACGGCCAAGTAATATCTGTTGTCAAAGTAAACCGACTTAGCGTTATGAGCATATGCCTTGTTTATCCTTTTAATGGTTCCCTCTATGGGACCAGACAATGGAACGTCTTGCCCTCTTAGATTGTAAAGGTCCATAAAGTCCAACCCATACACGCCATTGTCAGACAGGAAGATCATGCTGTTTCCGACCTGCTGTACACTGTCTCTAGCCAAGCAGCCAACCTCGTTAGTAATTAACTGAGAAGAAGCACTGCCCAAATCTAAGCTATTAGTTACAATGTGTATGCTGTTGCGGTTAAAGACCACCAGTTTGTCATCCGAAAATGAATGAAAACCTACAATAAAGTCAGCAGTTCCAGCATTAAATCTAAACTGTCCATAAATTCTGTCGTAAGTATCTGCGTCTAGTATGTCTGAAAACAAAGCCTCATCCAAAATTTTACGGTCCTCAATGTTGCCTAAAGAATTGTAGTCATAGCGATATGGAACGACTAAACGCTTCTGATGATAGACGGCAAACTCAGGGGCTGGCATATGGCTAAACCCTAATCCAAGGGAAACCCTCTTGCTGTAATGATTGTTGTGGGAGCTTTGATCGTCGTACTGAGCGTAAAAAGTAAACGTGTCAGCATCAGGAATACTAGCAACAGTATAGGAATCACCAACTACTAGCTGGTCAGAAGACTCAACAACTACTACAACATCTCCTTCATTAAGCCCATGACCTGTTGAGGTCACTGTAACTACACCGTTTGAAATGACAGTATTGTTTCCACCATCTCCTAATCTAGTTGGCTGGGTGTAAAGACCATTTGGTACAAGGGTAAATGCAGGTGAAGAAAAGTCTCCATCCCATTCCATTGCAACCTGTCCCTTTCGGAAAATATAAAGCTTGTTGAATGACTGAAGAACTGTTGCTCCTATATTAACAGACTCCCCGGCAGGATAACTAATTGTAGTATTTGTTGCTCCTGAATCCGCTGTCTTAACAAGTATCGCACTATTGGTACCGACACAAGCCACATAAGACTGAGAGTCATCGTTGGGGTCTGAGTATTCGCAGGAAGCCTCTATAAAGTTACCAGCGTTTGAATTTAGCTTCATCCCAGAAACAACCATAGTTCCAGTTGGATTTCCTCCTAAGTTAGAAATCACAACATCTATAGTTGTAGAGCTAGTTACTGAAGCTATAAAGTTTCCGTTGGGACTTGTAGAATTTCCTGTCGGGCTTAAACCGCTTATGTTAATTCCGGTTCCGTTAATTATTCCATGAGCTGAGGAAAAGGTAATACTAATAGTTTCAGAGACGGTAGAATATGAACTAACTGATGGAATGGAATCGTACAAATAGAATGGAAGAGTAAAAACCCCAGCAGAAAAAGGAGAAGAAAATATATCCAATCCTTTGCGTGGTTGCCACTCTCCATTTAGGTCCATGCGGCCATTGCTAGATACAGCCAATGTTCCCGGGGCGAGTTGATCTGGCCTTAACTTATTGTTAAACCCAGCAAAGCCTTGATCCAAATCTTCTGAAATCCGATCATCTAAATTTCCGTATGAACTATATCTTGCCATTTAACAATTCCAAGCTCGTCTACTCCAGTAGTTAGCAGACAGTTTATTACTCTTACCCTTAATCCCACCAGACCTAGCACAATAGCTTTTCTTCCTAGCAGGGTTACTCTTCTTGATGCTCATGTTAGCATCGCCAAAACGTACAATCTTTTCCTTGCCACCCTGACAGGCTTTCACAACGAACTTCTTCCCACCAGACACTTGTCTTTTAGGAACATTACACTTCATGGTTTTCTTATTTATAGACACTAGATTCTATGTTTTAGCGTTACAATTGTCACAAATAATGTTCAGTTTTTGTGACAAAAAAGTGGAATAATGTACAGTTTTTGATTTCTTATTTAACTTGTGAACTTCCAAAATAAAAACCCAGTAGTGCCAACATTCCTTGCCTTACTTCTGGCAACAAAACAAACCCCTCTAAGTTTTTCCATTTATCTACTCCTATTCCTAAAAATTTAAATATCCCCATTTTCTGTGCCTCTACCGTTACTGGTATATTAAAGAACGCCATGACAAAGGGAGCAAATACGACTGAGAAAAGTATACAGATTGCAATGAAACGTCTAATCCACGCTCCTCCTTCTCCTGTTCTTTTTGCTGCTCTATCTGCTGAATCATCTGATACTCCTTGTTTCTTAATCATCGCATCAATAGCATTTGCTTGGATATTCATTTGTGCTGAGATAAGTTTCATTACAAATCCCGTGACTCCACCTCCAAGCATTGCCACTAACTCTGATGTCATTTTTTTCTACCAATCTCCTTTATTATTTTAAAGATAGAAAGACCCATAAATATTACAGTGAACGCCGATGCTACAACAGATAGCACTTGGTCTGTTCCTGCTAGGGCTAGACCTGCTCCCGAACCTAGCACACCTATCACTGATCTTTCTACCATGTCTTTCACTTGTCGAAATTTAAGGCGTACTCATTAAGCTTGCTGATCGAAAGCCTTCTGCATTCCAGATCACTCTTAAGATTTTGCCTGTTCTCTATATTAAAACATTCTTTGTCAAAAAATATGTAGTCTCTAAAGGCTTCGTACTCCCAGCCGTTCTCTTCACAAATAGAACCCAAGACCCGTTCGTAGTCACTAAGATCCAAGAACCGATCTCCATTAGAACCACCTATCCTAGTTACAGTCCTCATGATCTTTCTATCACAAGCCTCCCGTGCTTGTCTCTGTACGTTCTAATCCTGACCTCGCGTTTTGATGAATCACCGTTCAGTGAATCACCGTTTGGTGAAGACCTAAAGCTCACCTCTTTGCTCTTAATTGCTGCACCTTTTAGGCTAGTGGGAGCTGCTGGAGGATATGTTTTAATACTAACGATGTTAGTCCAACCTGATTCGCCAAATTGATTCCAAGCTCTAACTTTGTATGAAAGCGTGGTTCCAATTGGGATGATGCCATCCGTAAACGTAGCATCGTCAGCGTTTGTTGCTGCAATAAGCAACCACTCGCCACCATTTTGCTTCCGCCAAATCTCAAAGCCATCCTCGTTGTCAGAGTTGTCCTGCCACTCCAAAACTAGATCGGCTCCGAAAAGAGTCGTCGTTGCAAACATTATGGCTGCTAAGAGTGTTTTCATATTATGCCGTTTCATAGTCCCGCTGCCGCTGCGTGGGCAGATATACGAGCCGTTGATAGTTCGAAATCGTAGATGGCCGCGTGTTGCAAGGTGCCGTCAAAGTGAAAACCCGGGGTGCTGTCTCCCGCTCTCGCCAATGAAAGCCTGTCAACGCCAGAAGACATCGTAATTGACGTTGTAAGATCAGCCTCCTCGGACCCATTGACGTAAAGTTTTGCCGTGTCGTTGTCTACGAACACAGCAACTATGTGAAAAACACCCCCAGTAAGCACATCGGTCGTTCCAACCGCCTCCGTGTAGCTGGTATTCATTTTGAAGATTGCAGCGGCTCCCGTGGTAGTCGCCTTTACCTTAACGCCGTACTGCACGTTTGATTTTGAGTTGTCTACGATTGAAATAAGGTAGTCGTTACCCGTCTCCGTTGAGGATGACATCAGAATCTCAAGCGTGAATGGGAATGCGGTGGGATACGTCAAACCTCCGGTAATCTCCGCGTACTCGCTAGATGCGTCGTCAAAGGAAACCGCTGTGTCAGCCTCTCCTGCAATTAGCCCCGTAACCCCTAATGTTGGAGTATTAACATAGGTCAAATCATTGCTACCGATTTGATCAAACGCGGTAGACCCGCTGGACTCGTTGAGCGGCCAATACGCGAGCGGGGAATCAGCGAGAACTTCACTTGCATATCCGCCGCCACCTGAAGAAGCAGGCTTCAAC